ATGGCTAAAAAACATTCATTTGCTAAAGGTCTTGCTACTGGCGTTCTTGGAACTGCTGCTACCGTTGCAGGTGCCGTTTTCGCAGTTAAAAAGACAATTATCGAACCAGAAGAAAAGAAATTGGCTTTCATCGAAGAAAATCGTAAAAAAGCAGCTCGCCGTCGTGTAAGTCGCTAATAATGAGAACCAGGGAAACCTGGTTTTTTACTGTTATTTTTAACTCTTCATCTATGACTAGGAACAGAGCCAAATTGAAAAGAAAAGAAAAAATATAATATCATTACATTTGTGAACTGCACCCCAAAAGTTAGACAGAAAAAAATTAACTTTTGAGGTGTTTTTCTTATGAAATTAACTTATGGGGACAATGTTCTGGTCTATGAATTTAGAAATCAAGAAAAAATTAGACGAACTTTCAAATAAATTTGGAATAATCGTTTACAAACATAGGTACATACTTAAATTGATTAATCGTTACGAAATAGAGAGCATCAAAAAAGGAAAGAATCATTGATACCTTGGTTTGGTTGTTAACCTAGTCGATTGTTTTAGTAGTTGTAATTGCGAAACCTTGATCAACAACTTCAACTTCTGCTTCTGGAGTATTGCCAGATTGCAAATCTGACTCTTCTGGAGTTGTACCGAAAACGGTAGAACCCAATGAACCATTTGGCACCAAAGTCAAATGACCATCTGAATAGAATTCGCCAATTGCTCCTTTGTCATTTCGATATTGTTATCTAGTTCCATAATTTCCTCCCACCTAGTCCCCTAGTTGTACACCGTCAGAGCCACGAATGAGGTAGCTATCCCCTTCTAGTCTCATCTGAAATACTACGTTACAAGCCACGCTAGTATTGTTTATTTAGGGCTTAAATTAGCCCTATGCGCTGACGAGGTATCGAACCCCAAAGCCCTTTGGCTAGCACGGCTATCAGCGCATAAGAAAAAGCCGTATTGCTACGACTTCAATTATTTATTAAGCATACCTTACTTCGACGTTTTCCATCAATTTTGGCAGTGTAACGCCGTCCAGTTTCAGTTCTATGAGCTCATCAAACGACTTTACGATTATCTCCTTGCCATCGTAAACAACAACTATGTTATTTTCTGATTCAGGAAGAATGCTAACAGTTTTACCATCAACTTCAAAATCTGCATCCCAAAGATATTCGCAAAGTTGTTTTAATTCCTTTAGGTTTTGACTATAAGACATCGCCATTCTCACTCCTCTCTTCATCAGTTAACTTCCTGGTTGTTCTCTTCTTGGCTTTTGATTTACTAGGTTCGTGGTACTCAATATCGTGAGCGTATTCCCTGTTTTTTCAAAATGAATGTTTATCTGGTTATCTGTGATTCGTGAAGTGAATATCCTTATACCTCATACCATCATAGTTATAGAAAGAACACCCAAGAATATCACCGTTCTAAGCATTGTGTTGAATCACCTTTCTCGCCTCCCCGACAGGGTGCGGAGTTCCATTGATTACTTCATCCACTTGTACAATACCATTTTCATTAATTTTATGCAATTTCTCTTTGTCCAAATACACTTCAGCAACTGCACAATGACAATATGGGGGCATAGGCGGGGCATTTAGTCCGCTATCAATCTTGTCAATTGGAACAGGTTCCTTCTCGGTATCACGGCCAACCTGTTTACAATAATCGCAAGCTCTTGAATCTGGCATGAGTTTGAAATACTCGAAGCCATTCTCTTTCATGATATCTTGCTGGGCTAGTGTCTGAACTCTAGCATGTTCCGTGATTGCCAATCGTTCAGCGTCAGTGCGAGAGACATCCATGTATTTACGGATTCTCTGAGCGATGGTTATACCGTTCTCTCCTCGAACAAGAGCTCTGGTCACTTCCGTTTTAACCAAATTGCGCAACTGTTCCTGTCTCTTCCAGATACGCTCCGACCATTTAGCACCTTCGAAATTAGCGTTAACAGCCGTCGTCATGTACTTTTCAAGTGTTTTCTTGTTAGGCACCGTCTGATCAAGCAGGCTTCCTCTTGCAATTTCGCTCTTATAACCATTCGTCAGATAATCGTTAGTTAATTGACGTTCGCCTTCAGATAAAACCAATAGTTCGAGTTCTAACTCTTGGATAAGAAGCTCTTGACGACCAACAGACATAGAAAAATTGTAATCTCGAAGTTCCTTGTTTGCCTTCGGACTAAAATCTTTGTCAGCTACATACTGCTTGGCTTTAGCTTCAAAAGCCTTGATATCAAAACTATCTGCTCTTCGTTTCGCATCACTAGCGGTTAATCCGTTTTTGTCAGCGAAATTTTGGATATAAGCATCTAGTTCTTTGCGCAACTGTGAAAGTTGCAAATTATATAGTGCTTCAAGTTCTTTCTTAAACTCAGCTTCACCCTTTTTATTGCTCGCTTCTCGTTCTTTCTGAGCACGTTCTGACCAGTATGTCATTCATCAGACCTCACAGAATCGCTCGTATGCGTTTCTCCTTCATCGTCGTCGGCATATTTACCCACTTGCCCGTTAAACTCGCTAGAATACCCCTTAAAATCGATTTTAGACACCTCTTTATCCACTCTGTCGAGTTCCTCGGCTGGGCTCTCGACCAAACCAGATAAGCTAAGAGCAGTTTCTTGTGACACTTGACCACCAAGACCAGTCAAAATAGATACTTGCTCGGATAGTGATTTCGGTAAGTTTGGTGTGAATGTTATTCTCAAGAAGTTTTCATCAAACGCTTTGAATTCTTTGACCAACTCACCCACACGGCTAGCCAAACGATATCGACGCTTCAAACCCTTTGTAAATTGCGATTGAGTCTCAATGCGGTCTTGGTCAAGCCCGAACAGTTTGTACTTCATTGCCTCGCCGGACGTGTTGCCTGAAAAGTTCTCATCAGCTATGTCGGGAGTGTTAGTGAAAGTGTGGATATCTTTATCCAGCCTAGTCTTGTACGCTTCGACACCAGACACATCGTAAGACTTGGTTAGATATTCAGCCTTAACCGTCCCTTCCTTGCCATCCGCAGCCTTCGGGGGAACCAATTGCATTAAGCGCTTAGCTTTCATGTCTTCTGGCTTCATGTTTGCAGGTAATCTCATATCGCCATAGATGGCAAGGATAGCGTCAGCCATGTCAGACATATGATTGGCAGTATCAGATTCGGCTGAATCATATAAGTCGATTAAGTAAAGCTCGGTTTCATAATCGCCAATGCCATCAGTGTTGTTCAAATATTCCGTGATTGGGACGGTGCCAAATGCGTGAGCGGTGACAGAAACCTCTTTTAGATCTTCTGAGTAGTCCAAGACGTGAATATTTGTCGAAGTGTATACTTCAACGGTTTGATGTGCGTCAGAGAATAAATCAGCACTGTAGTATCTAACTGCTACTAATGAATTGTCTTCGAGCGAATTGTCATAAATGATAAACGTATTAAGAGGGCTTAACTGTTTAATTCGTGTCTGGTCGTCCTCACTTCGATAAATCAGCTCGTAAGCACGTCCAACTTGCGACAAATCTCGAATAAGATTTCGGTTCAGCGTATCAATGTCATTGTTTCGTCCAATTTCCTTAATAGCTTCGTCATTTTGCGAACCGCTAACACTGTCATCATATTCAACCCGAATAGGATTACCAGCTAGATATCCCGTTTTAAACTTACTAATCATGCGTCCATAGTTGTGGACGGCACGTTTGTCGGACATCTCTTTATCCTTACGCCTTCCAGCTTCAAGAACACTGTGATTATCCCCTCTGGCATAATCAAACAACTCCTGAATTCTGGGACGTTGACGCAACTTGTGATGGTTAATAAAATTCTTGAGCAATGCCCAGTTATCTTTCTTTAAGTCATCAACACTTTTAGCGCGGTACTTTGTGCGTGATTCTCGATGAAATCGCAGATTCAAAACATGCGATTGTCCGGTACTGTCGACAAATACTGTCTGTTCCATTCTTCCTCCTTAACTAAACATATCTATCAAATCATCATAGCTTGCTCGCTCTGTGCTGTTAACAACATAGTCTGAATAGAGAGCATATCTCACACTATCCAGCACATCATCAAACTCTTTTAACGGCTCGTCTTTTGTGCTGTTCTCTTTCCACCGATACTGGAATATCTCATCAAAAAAGCGAGGTACAAAGCCTCGCTTAACGTATAATCTTTGTTCTTTGAACAGCTTAGCGATAAGTTCGATGCCAGCAATCACTGACTTATTAGCATTACTGATATCAAAACCCTCATTGTCAAATCGTGCTACGTGCTCTGGACGGGCACTATCGGCATAGAATGGAATGTTTCCATAGATATTAGTCAGTTTCCTAGCTTGCTCTACCCACCAATCTATCTCTTTGAATTGCGCTGCTACGCCATCGATAAGGTAGTAGTTGCCATCCACACCTTCACCGACTACCACGATAGATCCGTAGTGAGTATATCCCCAGTCAATCCCTGCAAAATAACGTTTCATGTCTGGTAACTCATCAACTACGTGTATCTTACTGTCGTAATCGGCGTAGATAGCGCCTTCCGCAACCGTCCACTTCATTATTTGTTACCGCAAGGGCTCTTTATCCCCTGCTTCTTATGGTTTCCCATAAGTTCAGACTATCTCTTCATCTCTTGTTAAGAGAGCTGGATTTCGTGGATATTTAGGCATATTAAAAACCGGTCATGATCTCATGCCGATTCAACTTAGCTTACTTTATCTAGTCGTTAAACCTTACTGACATTTCTGCCAGTAGTGGTAATTGATTAGCTTATTCTACAAATTCAAAAGTATATCCGTGTGTTTGTCTAGCTTTCCCTAAACAAACTTGATTAATATGAGTTCGAGCTTTCGGAATCCCCATTTTTTCAGCACATTCTTTGACAGAGTTATAGACAACACCTGTCTCAATACATCGACATTTTTTACTTCGTGCTTCCCTAAGTTTTTGCTTCGTTCCATCTGTGTGCTGTTTGCCATAAAATGGATTTTTTTCTCCAGTTTTTTCCTTAGCTTTTTCAGATAGTTTTTTTCTAGTAGAAGCTTTAACTGTTTTTCCACGATGTACATCACCGATTTTCTTTTTGGTTTCCTCGGTGTGCTTTCTTCCAAGCCAGTAAGTATTGCCCAACATTTCTTGACGATGTTTCTCTCGAGTATCGTCGGTTATCTGTGACAAGTTACTTCCGTCAGCACCGTAGCTCATATTATAGCCATCATCGCAAGAATTATATTTCCCAATGTAGAAAACTTCTTTTTTAAAACCTTCTTTTTTGGTGGCGTATTTTAATTCTTCTAGAATTTCGACCTCGAAAGCAGAAGCCCCAAAAACATTGTAATCTCTTTGGAGTTTTTCGTTTGAGTGTCTATTGTTTTTTAACTCCCAAAAATGCTTTCTTTTTCTCGTATCTAAATCTTTTGTAACGCCAATATACTTCTTATTGTTAATTTTATTTGTGATTGAATATATCTTTAAACCCATGTCCGCACTCCTAGTATATCTTATACTATACTATATTAAAGTGCGTTTTGCAAAACTTAGCCTTCCAATTTTAACCCAGTTTTTCATCTGCTGATCACTCAACAGCGGGGCAAGTGTTTACCCAAAATATCTCTATCGTAGAATTTCCCCTGTGGCGTAGCCGCCTTAATAGAATCGATATAGCGTTTCGACAAGAAAGTGTTATCATCGAGCTTGAAACTAAAATCTATAATCTTGCCGTCATTCTTGCCAATGTAGTCTCGGTTAAGCCAATGGTTTGGGTTGTCTGGGTTACTATCCCACACCACACGAGCACCCTCGCCCGAACACCGTGAGATGATTTCTTTGAAAACTACCTCATTCGCTAGTGACGCTTCATTGACGTAAGCTCCGAAAGCCGTAAAACCACGGGCACGCTTAAGCCCAGATATAGAGCCAGTGTATACTTGCACGACTTTTACACCGCAAAAAACGAAAGAGCCATGCTTATCGTATTTTGGCTCAAATCCATATTTGTTGTAAAGTTCTTGCAACACGTTATTCTGTATCGACGTTGACGACGTGCCCGCTAAGATATAGATAGGCTCATCCACGCCTAGACGATCAGCAATCTTTCTAACACGGCTCAGTTCAGTTACAAACGTATCATTGTTAACTACTGTCTTACCAGCACGTTTAGCGCCATGAAGACCGCATATAAACCAGTCGTGGTTCCAGATATAGTGCAACACATCCAATTGCCGTTTGGTATAGAGCTTACTCAAGTCCATCGCTCACAGCTCCTTTGATAATATCGAGGAAACCAGCAATTTTTTCATCTTGCCCTTCATCACCACCAACTTGAGATTTGAGTTTTTCGATCTCAAGTTGCAATTTCTCAGCTTGCTTAGCGGTTGGATAGCGTTTCATAAGTTCGCTACCAGCTTTAATGACCTCAGAAATGGACGGGGGCTTCTTAGTCTTGACGAACCGACCTGTAACGGCGTTTAGCTCGACGACTTCTTCCATCAACTCTTGCCTCAATATCGAAGTAAAAACTTGCATAACTTCATCTTGTTTTGCAATCTTTTTCTTTTCAAGCTCTTTCATCCGCTCTTCGATATAAGCCTTGATTCCGACATTTTCCAACAAATCATGACTTCTTGCTTTAGCATATTTCTCGGAATAACCAGCTTTTAGAGCTGCATTATAAGCTATACCAGATATCAAGTATTCATCCGCAAATAACTTTTGCCGTTGATTTAGCCCAATGTCCATCACCTCCTTAAAAGTGTGTATTTTATGCGTATTTCTGTTGACAAAGCCTTTTGTCATGTGTATAATATAAGTATAGAAAGTGAGGGAAGCAAAAATGCCAATGACACCTAAACAGATGGTCAAGCACCTAAAAAAGAATGGCTTCTACGAAATTAGTCAACGTGGTAGCCACCTCAAAATGCGAGATGACAAAGGTCATCAAACAACTGTACCAATGCACAATAAAGATTTGAGCAAAGGAACAGAGGATGCCATCTTAAAGCAAGCTGGATTAAAATAATCCACTTGGCTTTTTGCCTACTCATATAAACGGAGGAACATCATGAAATTATATCCAGCAGTATTCACACCGAGCGATGGTTACATCACTGTCACTTTTCCAGATGTGCCTGGAGCTATTACACAGGGCAAAGATATTGAAGAAGCCCACGCTATGGCTGTAGAAGTTCTAGGTTTTGCTTTGGAAGATTACTCAGAGTACCCAAAAGCAACACCAATCCACGAATTAAAAGAGCAATATCCAGATAGCGATATCGCTCTTGTTAGCATTGATATGGCCGCCTACATGCGTAAGTATCATTCTAAAAAAGTTCGTAAAAATGTCACTATCCCAGAATGGCTTAATGACTTAGCTGAAGAAAATAACCTCAATTTCTCTCAAGTGCTTACAGAGGCACTTGAACTCAAATTACACGCATAACAAAAGCGCCCAATTGTAGGCGCTCTTTGTTTTTTCTTCGATAATATAATAATACCACCTTAAACAGTTGTTAGACACCGTGAATTAACCGTTGAAATACCGTTATTTCAACGTTCCACAACTAATTTGCCATCTCTATACAATTCTGCAAATGCTAGGATAGCATTATTTAGCAATTCTTGAAAAGCCGTCCTCTCGAATCCGATTGCCTGGGCGATTTGCCAGTTTGGTTTCGGAGGGTATGCCAGATATTTCTCTATCAGTATTCTGCGATAGTCTGGACGATATAGCCCGCTAACTGCTTGCTCTATGGCTTCTAGCTCGTTCATAGCATCAACACGCCTAACTGCGATATTTTCCACTGGTCTGCTCACTCCGCTACCACCTCGTGGCATGAAGGTAAACTCTTGTGTGATCTTCTGCTCAGCGCTATCGTGTGCTATCTCTCGCCATCTAGGGTATTCTCGAAGTTTTCGCTTGCAACGTTTGATAGTTGCTTTTTCATCAATTTCCGGCAATAGCATTGTTCTATCCTCTTTGGTATAATAGTAGTGTTGATTTCCAAAGAGTGCCGGCCATTATGTCGGTCTTTTTTGTTTGGCCCAAAAAACATTAAGAAGTTTTATAAGGGAAAGATTAATGTATTTGTTTTTGGGTTGTTTCTTGGGCCTTTTATCACCTCCTTCTAGCCAAGACACCAGCAAGATCTTTGGCTTTTTTTAGTAATGCGATATCGATAAGAAAGAGGGTGTTTCACATCCTTTTCTCTTAAATTTGCCGGGTTTTTGTTGAGCAAGGTCTGTCAGCTTGCTCGGTGTTGAAAAGTGTTCAAGCCACTAAAAATCTATATTCATTTTTTTTAGCTTCATTTTTTATTTTTAGTGTTTGACAGACAATGGCTGGCAAGAGGAATCGAACCCCTTGAGTAACCACTCCAGCCAGATATAGTGAAATCATTTTTTTGGAGATTTTCCTCCTTCGTTTTTGAAATAATACAAGAATTATGGAGATTTCTGACCTATATCCAATTGCAGGCATAAGCCTTGGATAATCACGCTACCAGTATGAGCGTTTTAGATTTTGTAAAGATAAAAATAAAGGATACCTACTTTCTATATTTTAGATTTACTGGATTTGGGTAGCGTCAACGACCAGTCACGCTTCCGCTGATTTGAATGAAAAGAAATCAAAAGGCTCCTCTTTTCTAATTTATATTGACTGGTAATAGCTAGTAAGGGAGTCGAACCCTCACTAGCTACATGCCTAACGCATAGGCTTTATACAAGGCTTTTCTGACCGTAATTTTATTACGCCCTAACTCGCCTTTTTTACGATATTTCAGAATAATTCTGCCAATCTCGTCATCTAACCTTTCAGGCCACTCATAATGATTGAAGACACAATCAACAATCTTACTGAATAGCTCTCTTGACAGCACGCCTTCCATTTGAATGGCCTTCAAAGGAGTTAAAGCAGCCTTCTCTAAATAACACTGATTGATGGCGTTTTGGGTTTTGTTAGCTTTCTTCTTATCGCACCCTTTAATATCTCTAATGTACTTGTTTAGGTCGTTAGGGTGTTCCTTGCGTAGCCCTTCCACTTCCTCACGGAACTCCTGGAATAGCTCCGCTGGCAGTCCTGCGTTGGTTTTATCCAAAACTGGGCGCGTGGTTTTACCTCTTGTGTAATTCTTGGATAGATATGCTTTAAGGTCATGATATAGCTCATCAGAAATGATGCCTTTCAGTCTATCGACTGTTTGAGGTGAGATTCTCTGACGCTCCACGACCGCATTATTGAGTGCTTGCAAAATGATAATCGCTTGTTTCTCGCTGCACTGTCTCACTTTTTGGAAATGTTGCTTGTAATCTTTCGGATGTGCCTCTTTAAGTGCTGCATGTTCATTGATCAACCGTTGATGTAGCTCCTTGGTCAGTCCAGCATATTTGTAGGTTTTGCTCATGAGCTCCGCTCCTCTATCGCTTGGCAGTCTGCGATATATCCCTCTAATGTTATTCCAACGGCTTCGAACGGAGCGTATTCGCACACAGTTCTCTTAACCACCATTGTCGTAAGCGCTCTTGTATTTCTTGGACCTCTACCGCAAATAATAGCTACATCTCTCCTAAAGCGATCTCGCTCGAAAGCCATATCATAAAGTTTTGAGACGTTTCTCATTACCGATTTTTTTAATTGTCGTTTGTTCATTATTCCACCTCTGCCAGTTCTGGATTCTCGTAGATGTTGCCGATGATTTCAACTTCGAAGATATCTGTGTTAAACAAGTCGTATAGAGGGGATTCTTCGATTTCTCTTTTGATTTCCTTGGAAACAAACATCGCCTTGTTGTTGTTAAAAGATACAACTTCCAACCAGCTTGATAGGTTGGTCACTTTAAGAATATCCCCCTCAAAGATTTCTTTGCCATTCTTGTCTCTGAGGCCAGTTGATTGCATTAAAACACAATCATCGCTCTTGCACATCCAAGTGATAGCGTCTCCGATGAAATCAAACTCGCCATTAAAGAAATTAATTTCTTCCACATCTACCATTTCTTTATCTTCTTTAAGCCACGCTCTATATCTTGGTATCATTGTCCTCTCTCCTTCAAATAGCTAGGGATGTCATCCCCAACATTCGCTTGGTCATACTGTTCCTTGCTTACTAGAAACTTCCCGTAAGCCCCGCAATCAATAGTGTAGAGATCATTAATCTTCTCTTTCCCAGTCACTTCCCCGTGCATTTCAGAACCAGCGTTATCTACCCGATGGATAGTTACTGTCTCCACCCTGCGTGGAACTGTCAGAACATAGTAGACTGACAGCATGTTGACAACCAGACTGACAACTAAGATAGCGCTTGAAATAGTCAAGCTATCCGTGTACCACTTTTTAGAGGTCTTCTTCTTTGACGAAAGTGCCATTAATCATCTTTCCCTTTCTATTCTTAATCTCCTCGTAAGCAATACCGAGACACTCGGTCACATCAAGGTCTAGTTGATGCGCTAGTACGATAATCGTTACCAGCGTGTCACCGATAGCATCCTTGAGTGCTGCTTGTGGCTCAGCGAATTTCGTTGGTTTCAAGAGTACATCCCGAATCTCTCCGACTTCCTCAGTGATACGCATCCACTGTATTTTCGGGTCAGCTTGTTTTAATCCACGGCTATCTGCCCAATGATTGATGCAGCGAACAAGTTTATCAAATTTTCCTTCGAACAATGTTTCATTCCCTAAAACTTCTATGATAGTCACCCCAAAATAGTCAGCAATTTTTTTGGCACTGTGCATTGTGGGCCAGTATTCCCCCGATTCGAACTTACGTAACACAGATTCTGAGAATCCTACTTCATCGGCCAGTTCCGATATGGTTAATTCCTTTTTCAGCCGTAGTCGTTGAATTTTATTCATCACTCCACCTCTTTCACTTCCACGCCCGGGCAATCGAATATCCAGCCAAAATCAGCTTCTTCTAGCTCTTTGCGGGTGTGGGCTCTACTTTGCGTGTATATGTTATTGTAAAAACGCAATCCGTTAGTGCCTGTTTTCACTAACCAATCTCCGCCCCCATCTTTCTTCTTGAGTTTAACCGTATATCTAGCCTCTTTCTCTACCTCGTAGCCAAACTGGTGCATGTTGACTAGGATATTAAACGGTCTTGTTTTGCTACTGATCAACCATTCTTGGAAGTCAGTTAGACCGCCACAATTGTAATTTTTTTCAGTCTGGCAGACCTCTCGATACAGATTTATCTCAAACTCATCCTTATGCCCCTCATACCAATCTGCCACACACGGCGGTACCACTGGTTTTGGGAAAAACGAGTCATATAGGTCTTCTGCGTAAGATACCGAACCGCCAGATATCCTTGATATTGTCCGCACTGCTTCTTCTCGACTTACTGCTTCTTGTCTATCCATTGTTTTCTCCCTCTAGCAAAATCTTTTCTAACTGCTCAATCGTTTCGGTTCTTACATAAATCCGATTTGTCCCGTCTGCGAACGGCGTTTTTACAAAAATGATATTAGGGCCAATAGAGATGTGCCCGATATCATCGACATTTAAAATTGTGTCCATATCAATTCCTTGTGCGATGTTTGTAACTCTAATAAATTTAGCCATTACTAACCTCCTTTAACTCCACTTCATGGCACTTGCTACCGCCATACTTAGCACCTTGTCTGTGAAACTCGTTTCATTTCACGTTCCTTCAATGTCTAACACAATCTTAAATTTCCCAGACTCACCACTTAGCCCGCCATACCGAAACGACATCATTTTAATAACTTCGTGATTGTCGTCTGGCCACAAATTAGCGTCCGTTAAGCCGTCTATGAGGGCTTTAACCGTAGGATATAGGTTTGGTGGGTCTAGTCTTCGTCTAGTTGGTGCATAGACTGTTACAGCTACCGTGCAAGGCTTAGCTGGGCTATACATTGGTGTAATGTTTAGTCCAGCTTCTGCTCTTGCTATTAATCGTAGCCGTTTGACCATTCGCCCCTCTGCTTGATAGTGGAATCTGTCGTTACTGTTGATAACTAGATTTTGAGCAGGCTTAGCTTTTGACCTTGGTAATAGAAATTCTAGTCTCATGCTTCACCTCAGAATGGTAGCATATCATCCGTGATATCCATTGGGTTACTGTTCCCGTATGGGCTGTTATCTCTTGCAAAGTTTGGTCCTTGCTGTTGCGGTGCTTGTTGCCCGTAAGGTCCTGCATAGCCGTTGTCATTGCCAAATGCTCCCGATGTATTGCCTTGGCTGGCGTTGCTACCTTCACGCGCTGCACGGCTCTCCAACATTTGGAAGTTCTCAGCGACCACCTCGGTCACATACACTCGTTGCCCTTGCTGATTCTCGTAGCTACGAGTCTGAATGCGTCCAGTAATGCCAATCAACGCCCCTTTTTTAGCCCAGTTAGCCAAATTCTCAGCTTGCTGACGCCAGATAACACAGTTAATAAAGTCCGTTTCACGTTCACCGTTAGCGTCCTTGAAATTGCGGTTAACGGCTAGGCTAAACGTAGCTACTGCGACATTGCTAGGCGTATAGCGTAGCTCTGGGTCTTTGGTTGTTCTTCCAACCAATACGACATTATTGATCATTGATTTTCTCCTAAGATTTCGTAGTTAACAAAGTTGTCATCCAACAGCTTAGCGAATTGATGCCATTGATTCTCTCCGCCGTGGAAAGTAAGAGCAAGATTGACCTTGTACGGTTCAGCGGTTTTGCTAAGCACTTCCTCAACCGGTTTAGTGTCTTCGATTACCTCACCAGTTTCAGCGTTTACCGCCTTGATCACCTCGTTTGCTGACTGTTGAGCCATTGCTTCAATTTCTGCCAAGCGCGCTGCTTCTGCTTTCTCCTTAGCTTCCGCTTTCTGCTTACGCTCAATAGCTGCATCACGGTCTTTTTTCATTTGTTTGATAACTTCAACTAAAGGCGTACCGACTTGCAATAATTTAATGTATAGCTCTGCCGGCAGTTCATAGTCAAGGGCTTGTTCCTCAATCATGCCCACGTTAGCTTTATATTCTTTAAGGCGGTCATACTCAGCCAAAACCATAGCGTCGATTTCTTCGATAGTCTCCTTCTTGAGCTCCATTTTCTTGTCTTTGAAATACTTCTTCAAAGAATAGCCGTCGTACTTACCCCTGAATGTGTCCTTGTCCAATCCGGCAAGTTTACACTTTTCTTCAAATACTGATCTAACGTGGTCAACTCGTAGCATTGCTTGATGATTGTCGATTTCATCACGTTTAGCACGCAACTTGTCAATAAGTTCCTGCAATGGCTTGCGAGATTTCTTCAAATTGCCCTCAAACTCTGTGAGCGGGTTCTTGTAGATTTTTGAAATCTCTTTGCGTTTTGCATCTAACTTGTCGTCAAGCCTTTTATAGCGGGTGATTTCTTTCTTGATGTCGCTATATTCCAAGCTGTCCAGTTGTTCGTCTGATAGTTCGCTAACTGCTGCTTGAATAGCTGCATCGAACTTGTCAAAATCAAAGTTGATTGTCCCCGGCGTATATACCGGTTCAATCGTTTCAAGGAAATTATTTGTTACGTCCTTCATGTTTTATCCCTTTCGATTGTTGATTTGCGTTTGAATGTCGTTAGATACCACGTTAAAACCTGCCACTAGCAACTCATGAAAATCATTGAGCTTGTACTTTTTCAAGTAGTAATTCGCTACTGTTTCAGTTGCTTGGCCAGTGATTAAGGCTAGCTCGTTGACTTGTTGCATGATTGCGTCATGTTGCTCGTTGTTGATGAAGTTGGGTTGTTGATCGCTTCTTGACTCGTAGTGTGCTTGTTGCGGTTGCTGATTTTGATGCGGTTGGGCGTTGTGAGGTTGGTTTGGTCTCAAACTTTCCTCTGCCACTTCGAAATGGTCCACATCTTCCTCACCGATTGCAAACAGCGCTTGCACAGCGTACTTCCCGGCGTATGATTGTACGGCTCCTACCCATTGAGGCTCATTCATTTGCTTTAAGTCTCCGTTGCGGGTTTTCAAAATAGGTACCGGAGACAATTCTGCGAAAGCTACTGCTTGCTCTTTTTCCTCTCGGTTAGACGCCGTTGCAGTAGCTTTGACGAAAGTCTTGCCAGAAAATTCGACTAGATCATAGTTAACTACAACGCTCCAATTTGATTTCAAACTTTTAAAAGCGTCGTAAATGTCCTCGACGTGCCTTGAAGCGTACTTAGCAGTACCCTCTTTCTTTTTTTCAAGCTGCATTTTTTGCTGCAACTCCGTGAATGTCATTTCTTCCATGTCATATCCTTTAGATTATTTAGGGCGGTTACAAGCAATTTTAGAGCCGCTTTCTGCCTTTCGACTTTTTTAGGTTCCAAAGCTCCCGTTTGAGCTTGTTATTTTCTTGAGATAACGACAAGATTCTGTCTTGCTGACTATTGATAATCTCGCCAAGCTCACGACCTAAATTCATGTACTTGTTCCGCCAACGGTTTTCGACGTTGTATGTTTCTTGTTCCATGTTTAATGCCTACCCTCCCACCACTGCTTAATTTGTTAATTAGTCAATAATTCCATAAGCGCTTCGATTCCATTCTTCAAGGATCCTTCACGCTCTGTACGTTCGAAGTCTGATCCATCAAGTTTAGTTACATTGTATTCGGTTTCCATGATAAGCACTTCACAACCAAACGCCTCAGCAAGTTTGTCGAGCTCGTTTTTTTGTTTTTCGTAAAACTCAATCGGTAACTGTAGTGCTTTCCAAAGACGGTCGTCAAAAACTGCTTTAAACACTAGGCTTCCTCTGTCCTTGTAACTTTCAAGGAATCCATCTTTTTCAGCACTGTAAAATACGACTCGTTTGTTATTTTCTTTCATGATTATTCTTCCTCGCCTTCGTTGCGTTTCTTAAATCCAAGAGTAAGAGCTGTGATGCCCGCTGCAATAACTACTAGACCTAAAGTGCTAGCAATTCCTTCTTTTTCACCAGTAACTGGAAGAGTACCACCGTAAACGGGTGTATTTACCCCCTCTTTTGGCTCGGAATCGAGCTTGTAAGACACTGTGGCAGATTGTGCCACTTTTTCTTTTGGAGCGTCTACGGGCTTGTTAGGCACCTCTTTAGGTGTGTTAGGTTTTTCTGGTGTAGGTTTAGTTGGTTCTTCTGGAATATCAATGATAAGCTCTGGGATTTCAACAACTGGTGGATCAAGTGGCACTACTCCACCGTCGAACTCAGGTTTTTCGTGTACTTCTGGAATACCAGGGATGTCGCCGTTAAATTCTGGTTTCTCATGCACTTCTGGGATGCCTGGGATACCGCCTTGGAACTCTGGAATTTCCACTGTAGGAGGGTCGAGCGGAACGATACCACCGTTAAACTCTGGTGTTTCGTCCGTTGGTGTTTCAACTGGTGTAGCTGAAATGTTTTCGTATTTGTCGACTTTAACAGTTGGTGCTGCTGGTTCTTCGATAGTTGGTGCTACAGGTTCGACTGGTTTGACTGGAAGTGTTGACACTGGAATTGTTGAGTTGATAGCGAACCATTGCCAAACACGGCCATCATTTCCGAAGTGGAAACTCATTTTTCCATCTTTGGTAAGCCCAACGATGCCGCCCTTGTAAAAGTTAGGGCTGTCAAAGTTGTCCCACTCACCGATAACACCTTCATCGTTTGAGCTATCAGCGTATGCTTTATTCCCTTCGTGGTTTACGATTGTTGACCCATTGATTGTGATAAAGCCTGCTTCGTTTGAAACATACTCAATCTTGTCATCGTAGAGTTCGCCTTTGCCACGGTTAAGAGAATTGAACCCAAACAAAGCGTCTTTTGTAAGTGTGATTAGCTGCTTGTTAGCGTCGTAGAAACGGACGTTAGTAGCTACGTCAATAGCTTTGCTGAAATTCATGAGACCGATTGTAATTGTTGGGTCATTGTACAAAATCGCATACGTGTCAACGTCTGGTGTGTAGTCGTATTCTACGGCTGCAATCTTTTGACCATTGTAGGTGCTGTTTTCAAGCCCTTCATAGCGTACTGTTGTAGTTTCGCCAGCTTTTAGGACTACATAAGTACCGCCGTTGATAAACTCGCTGTCTGGATTGAGGACAGTGTTAACCAAATAATCTTTGTCCCCCACTTCCGCAGCCTTGGCGGCGTCTTGTACTTCTTTTTCATCAACCATGTTGCCTTTGACAACTTCATGAGTAGCGTTTGGCTCGCTGGCATTGTTGTATACCAAACCTTGCTCAGCTACTTCTGAAAGATTACCTTCTTTCTTGGTGTTTGCTTCTGCTTCCGCCATGTTCTTTTCATAGGCCGCCTTGTCTTCAACGTATCTAGCTTTGTCAGCTTCATATTTAGCTTGAGCGTCTGCGTAAGCTTGTTTTTCAGCGTTGTGTTGGCTAACTACTGAATTAATTTCGTTAGCTTTTTCATTCATTGCGTTTACTGCTTGATCTTGAGTAAGGTTGTTAACTGTATTACCAGTTTCAACGGTCACTCCAGCAGCCTTGGCATTGTCAACTGCTGTAGTGAGCTGTTCAGTTTGTTGAATTGGTGTTACTGTGATTTTACCAGCTACTTCTGTGTAAACGTTGCTAGTCGCTTGTGTTTCGTCAGCGTGAACCACTGCCCCACTGAGAAACGCTGTAGCGATTGCGATTGCTGAAAGTGTTGTAATTTTAGATGTTTTCATGGTATACTCCTTGTATAGATGTTTTTTCTTGCACAGGCCCTTACCTGTGCTTTTTTAGTGCCTTCAACGTGCACCCATAGCCCCACCGTAGAACATTTCAATGTTTTAGACTTTTTGGGGAAGATTAGGAAAAAGTAATTTAGTAAAGTTTTTTGGGGAAAAATTATGGGTATAAATTACACTCCACGGCAGGGCCATGGCTGCACGCTGAAAGATGTTGCTATTTGCTATATTTCTGCTTGAGCCTTTCGCTCTTTTCTTCGGGTGTCTCAACCACATCGAAAAAGTATTCTGGCTCTTTGGTTTTTTTCTTGGGAAATAGTTTTCTTAGTAGCTTCATGACATCACCCGATTACTTGGTCTTCTGGTAATCCGTGCTTGAGATTGTACTCACGCATTTGAACATCCCAGATAGGTCGGTTGTGGATCACGAATGTTTCGACTTCTTCGTTTTGCTTTTTGCTCCAAATCCACCCAAATAGTTTTTTCATGTTTTTACCTCTCTTATTCTTCTAACTACTACTGTATTGTTATCAGTTAGTAGTTATTATTTCTTAGTGTGCGATAGCACCATATTGTTATTAGTTAGTGCGTGACAACGCCATATTATTATTACTTAGTTATTATTATTATTTAGTTATTATTAGTGTCGGATTCTTCAACTTTTGAACTTTTCAACTTTTGAATTTTTCAACTTACGTAAAATTCAACTTTTGAATTTTTCAACTTACGTAAAGTCAGTAAGTTGTAACTCAGTTATCCACAACTTCTGTTGATAACTCTTTTTCAATCCGACTAACCCAATAATTCCAATAGCTATCTGTAATCGGTATGTCTTGGACAAGTGGATAAGTTTGAACACCTTGGCCACGGCCCAAGCTCTTGCGATAGATACGGATATATCCCGCTTTCTTCAATTCGTTAAAGGCTGTTCGGTGTGCGTCTCTGCCACTTTTGGAACGTTTGGAAAGTTCCTCAATGTAAGGCCGCCAATCGTCTTTATTGGTCATCAACACCCATAACAAGCCTTTAGCTTGTAAACTCAGCTCAGCGTTTTGGGCTGAGTGGTTATTCATTTGAGTATAGTTACTGTCGATGTTTCGTTGGATATACTTCATATCCCATGACCTATGCTCCTTTCTGGTAGATGCTTGCCACGATATCGTAGTAGCTATGCCCTGCCGGTATCGTGTACTTAGTTAGATCATCAACTCTGGAACCGTCCGCCATAATGTTGATTATGACTGGTTCCCATTTTTTTCGTTTCATGCTATAATTACCTTGATTTCAATATCTTAGGGTCTGACTCTGGCAGGGGTCAGCCTTTTTTGTTGTCTTGACGACACTAGAGAACTAGCGAGGTCTTTTGATTATATTTTTTAGGAGTTCTTATAAATCAAATCGCGCTAATGGTATTGCTTACGTTTCAACTGAATTGTTGCCCCGCTAGCTCACCGGTGCCGTCAAGGTGTTGATATTATTTGAATCTGTTTTTGGTTTTCCACTCGATGAAGGACTTAAACCCCTCATAGTTGATGAAAACCAGTTTGTGCGTTGGGTTGAATACGTACCCTTGGAAGTCTTTGTTATCCCTCATTTCTCGAATGAGGTTCTTTGCCATCGACTTTCCAAGACCTTCCCACCGCTGCATGAGGTGGTCATAGTCTCCCCACTCAGCCGTCTCGTTAACTCCGACTGGTTTGTAGGTTATTTCCATAAGCGTCACCCGATTTCTTTCAATCCATTCTCAAGAGCGATAAGCTCTTTTTGTTTTGGCGTTTCACGAATTTCAAACGGTGTGAAATCGTCGTAAGACAAATCTCTCAAGAATTGGATTGCTTTCTTAGCTTCAACGTGCTTGATATTAGTGTATTTAGTCACGTTAAAGGCTTTCTTCAAGCGTGAGTACATCAAGCGAATAAACTGACCTTTCTTCGAAGCGAACAGATTGTCACTAGGATATGATTTCTGCTCATTGAAGTACATATCTGCGAAAACGCCAGCTTTTCGGAAAACAATGCTCTTGATCTCGGTAGCTTCACCGTCGTCGATATGGACTTTCTTGTTAACTTCTTCGACAAGCAACTCAATGTCAGTGAGCTTCTGATTAGTCTTCTTAACATTTCTATCCATTTCGTCTTTCAAGCCGATCACTTCATCCAATAAGTTTTGGTTAAATTTCGCTTGCTTGACAAGATGCATGGCTTGTTCACCTTGCATCTTTACCGTTTGGATAAGAACGTTGTCTTTCTTGTTGTTTTTCTTCTTACTCATTGATAATTTCTCCTTCTATGATTGTTCTTCCATTTTCTGGGACAATCTTGTTCATTTCGTCTAACCAGTTTTCAGTTAGTGTCAAGATGTCTCTGAGTTTTTCAATCTGAGCGTCCTTTCCAATGCCTTGGATAAGGGTTTTAAATCTAAGCGGTGCCATCTTGCTGTCAAAGAAATCTTCGAACTCTGATACTAGGTTGCTGAGTGTGAAGATGTTAGAAACACTGTTTTCTAATTTCTCTTTATCAGCTCGTAAGTGCTCGATAGACTCTTTCAACGCTAGTGCTTCCGAGGTTTCTTTCTCTAGCATTTCGTAAGATGCTTCTTTAAGTCGCAAACTTCTTTTGACTGAATCAAGCTCGTCCGTTAGGTCTTTGTTTTTGCCTAGTAGTTGCTTGTTGAGGTCTTGCGTAGCTTGGTAGTCTTGTGGGATGACTTCCTTTTCAATCACCTTTTCAGTGGTTTTGGTTAGCTTGACACGTTCCAACTCACCTTTGACCGTTTCGAGTGCTTGGTCTTTGAGTTTGAGACGACGCTCAAGCTCTTTATATTTTTTGTGAGTTGTGACATCGCCGTTGAAAACTGCTTGATTGACCTCTGGAATAGCAGATGGTTTAGCAACTTGAGCTTGTAAAGTTTTCGGTAAACTTTCGAATTTTTCAATATTTGCTTGTTCGTTTTGCGAACAAACGAAATTGTAATGATTGATATATTCATAAGCTTTGGTTTTTTTAAACCCTAAACTTCTATACCATTCTTCAAAACAACCATAACCCCTAGTGGAAAGTTCCTCTTGAGCTTTTGCAAGTTGTTTTCCGATTTCGTAAGCACTCTTGCTTTGAATACCATAAATGATATTGGCTCGTTCTTCGAGAAACTCTTTTGTCGTTGTGTCTAGCACGGAATAATCGAAGTCATTTGTTGCTGCTATTTCGTTCATTGTTTTCCTTTCTGAATTTGTCTAAACTGACATCTAAAGCGTCAGCGATTTTCACCATTCTACTGAAAGAAATATCTCTCTTTCCGATGTTCATCAACGTGTTATAGCTGATACCAGTCTTTTCAACTAACTCTGTGACTGTCATTCCTCTGTCAATAAGTAACTTGCTTAAAGTTTTTTTCATGTTTAATCCCAAAACACAATATATAGTTTTTTATTGTATTGAAAGCACAACATATTGTGTTATTCTATCCTTTCCGATATAATTGATTCATGACAAATGATTAAATAGGGCCTCTCATCTCCTTATGAAAATCGCTAGTCAAACATTACGGAAAGGAAAAAATTCTATGAACGACTTTGAAAGTTTAAAGCAGGTTAGTTACAACCTAATAGCTGAATTCATTGAGAAGAATCCAGCTGAAGTTGCGACGCCAGCTGTTATAGATGTCATTGAGAAGTTGTTAAATGCCAAGGATATGCAAGTGGATGTACTTGCTAATCAAAAGGCAACTAAAATTCTCAATGATATTACTGATAAAGCTCATGAATAGCTTTATCCAACTCCTGTTCAGACTTTTCTTGTTCTTTTTGGCTTTTGACAATAAAGTCTGAATAGATATTTTTCCAAGCCTTGACTATTTCAATAGTTGAGGTTTTTGATTTTCCACTATATGGATATCGTTTTGGTTTCATGTTTCTACTCCTCTTTGTCACGGTTAAACCGTGATTTTATCTAAAAAATTAATATCGTTGTACGATATTTCAAACACTGATTCAATCTTCTTTAATTTTGGTATGTCTGGATACGTTTTATAATTTTCCCAATTTGACCACGTTTCTTTTGAAACACCAACTTTTTTGGCTGCCTGCTCTTGAGTCCAATTGTTTCGAACCCTCAACATTTTCAGCGTTAACTGTGTCATTCTTTCACCTCCTATCTAAATTCGTCCAAGCTGACCTCCAGTGCATCAGCTAATTTGCACATATTCGTCCAAGACATCTCTTTTAATCTTCCAGCTTTGAGATTTGAAAAATTAGATGGATGGACACCTGATTCCTTGGCTAAACGATACATCGACCAGCCTTTTATTTTTAATTGTTTTTCAATTTTATCCCACATCAAAAAATACCATATGTTGTGTTTTTCAAGCACATTAAATCCTTTCTTATACAATATGTTGAAAATCAAATATATTTGGGTTACAATATATCTTGATTAAGACCTCTCGAGTTTTAGTCAAAATCTAAACAGAAAGGAGGTTAACAATATGACTTTCAAAATCAACGGACTAGATGATTTTTCTAACCGTCTTGATCAGCTTTCAGAGAATGCTCAATCTGTTGCTGGTACACACGAATATTCTTTCAAAGAAATTTTCTCCGATCGATTCATGATTGAACACACAAATTTTTCAACCATTGATGAATTTTTACTATCAAGTCCAGAAAAAATATCCAATGCAGAGGAATTTGAAAAAGCAGATGAATCAATCCTTGATGTCTTTGTTTCTGAACAAACAAAATTCGATACTTGGAAAGAAATGATGTCTGCTGCAGCGCAAATCCTAATCATGAAGAAACTTGGTTTCTAATTTTAACTTGACCTCGTTAAGCCGTTTAATTGCTTCTTGCAATTCTTCGGCTTTTTTAGATACTTCTTGACTAACCTCGGCCAATTCCTCGACATTAGAAACATTGATGTCAATACTTAATTTATCCGTTTTGATTCTCCCTTTCTATGTTATTGTTACGGATATCGTTATTCAATTCAATAAAACGATCAATATTTTTTACTTTTACATTAACTGTGGCTCTTGGCTGTGTCAACCAAGGGTCCTTTTTCTTTTGCCTTCGGTTCAGCATACTGTCCTTCCTTTCTTTTGTTTTTGGTTAATTCCTTAACCTTGACTATATTTTATCACGGTTAAACCGTGATGTCGATAAAAAAATACGTTTTTTTTTATTTTTTTATCGTTCTCCTTTACTTTTTTACGTTTTAACCGTAAAATATAATGAAAGGAGCGATTTTTTATGGCATTAGGAAATAAAGAGATTATGTCTCGAAATATAAAATACTACCTTCAAAAATCTGGCAAAACCAGAAATGATCTAGTAGCTGATTTGAATTTGAAATATATGACCGTTTCTGACTGGATAAATGGAAAAACATATCCACGTATTGATAAAATAGAAATGCTCGCAAATTACTTCGGTGTGATGAAATCGGATCTTGTAGAGGATCGTTCAACAGCACAACAGATTGTTGAAAATTATATTGTCGACAAAATAGTTGATACAGTCAAAGAGCTTGACCCAGAACCATACCAGCGTAATGTACTGACTTGTGCAGAGAGGCAACTTGAGGAGCAAAAGCAAGCTAAGAAGAGACTTGCTGAAGTCCATGAAGTGTCTGTCCAGTACTTCGCATACAACTACTACGACCAGCCTGTATCTGCTGGTACAGGACAATATTTAAACGAAGTACAGATAGAGACAATCCAGCTTCCTGTGAAGGTGGACGCTGATTTTGTTTGTCCGATTTACGGAGATTCGATGGAACCAGATTATAAATCTGGGGATTATGTCTTTGTCAAATTGACGGTAGAGCTTCCAAGTGGTACGGTTGGAGTATTTGACTACGAGGGAGAAGCATATATCAAACAACTTATTATAGAGAAAGATAAAGCGTATCTGAGAAGTTTCAATAAGAAATACAAAGATATACCGATTAATTCAGACAGTGATTTTAGGATCATCGGTAAAGTCGTGGATGTGTATAGAGGGAAATAAAAAAGGAGATTGAAATGTCTCACAAAAATCAAATTGAAATCTATCAATTTAACAGTCGTGCAAAATACTGGCTAGTTCGATCAGAGGGTGGAAAGTATTACGATGATTTTAAATACAACCACTTCATTTCTATTCATCACAACCAAGTCACGCTTGCAGATTTACAGACTACTGACTTACTCCTCACAACAGAAAAAACTATAGAGCACTACAAGCAACAAATAGCAAGAGTGTATCAAGACAAAAGTCTATCAAAACACCAAATTACATTTACTGCTAAACGACTCTATAGCTTTATAGAAGATATGAGTGTAGGAGATTACGTCATAGTTCCATCATTCAAGTCGAACTATTTCTTGATTGGCCAAATTACAAGTGATGTCTATGAAAAAGATATCCCGAAAGAGCAACTAACCCTAAATCATGGCTACGAACAGTCTACGGATATCAAACGTCGAGAAGTAAAGTGGATTAACGAAGTGCCACGAAGAAAAGTAAATCCAAAATTTCTATACAGTACACTGACAGTCCATCACACTATCTTTAATATCACAGATTTATCAAAATACATCAACGGTCTCATATCTCCACTTTACTTCAAAGATGGGAAATTACACCTTCAGTTGAGAGTTAATACTAATGAACCCATCACATCAAGTATGTGGAAAAATCTTTATTCTATTATCGATGAGTATAAGAACCCTGAAATTGATGAAGAAATTATTGCTACATCTAACGTAGAGAGTCCAGGGGAAATAAATCTACAATCCATAAGTCAATTCATATCGGACAATCATTGGATGCTGAACTCGGGCTTAATAGGACTAGGGCTTTTGTTTGGAGATATTGATATCAAAGGTATTAAAGTAAAAGGGCTTTTTCCTTATTTACAGCAAAGAAAAACAGCCAGATTGGAAGAACGCAAACTGACTGTAGAAGTTGAAACGATGGAAAAAGATGCTGCCCTGAAAGATATGCAGCGTGAACTAGAAATAGAAAAAACTCGTCAAGAATTAGAATTACTAAAAAATGTAAGAGCCTTTGAAATAACTGTCGACTCTCCTAATGTCTCTTACGAAAACGTAGCCCAAACGCAAATGGATTTCGATGAGAATCAGGGTGAGGGATGATTTTTACAACTAGAATAAAAATTACAAAAGTTATTAAAATAATACCCCTGTCTAAAAAGAAAAGAGTGAGAGAAAAAATAGAATATAACAATAAATATCCCAAAAGGATTTGAATGTTTTTCATACCAACTCCTCCTCTTTGCTTTCTTAATTTGATTTTAGCAAAAACAAACTGTTTAGTAAAGGTAGACAAGGATGACCACCTAGTAAGACCTATTGCTATTTATTTCGAGGACTAAATAGATGTCCGTAGCTCTGATTAAAACACTCTCTTTTTAAATCGAGTTCTTCCTCGCCTGTTTTAATATCCATGCGGACTCTATCAGCAAATTCATTGTGGCGCAATTCCATTTCTTTTTTAGATTGCTCCATCTTTTGACGCTCTTGATTGATGTGAGTAAAAAAAGAAAACATATCATCGCCCTACCTTTCATCACTATTTTACAACGAACAATAGTAAAAAATCAACTGTTTCCATTTTGGAAACAACTCAAAAAATCCCCACACTCTCCGACGGCCATCTTTGAGTGTGAGGATATCCCGTATAGTAAAAGGCATTAAAAAGCCCTCTTTACTATACCCATTTTATCAAAAAAGTGAGGTAAATACAATGTGGGTGGAAGAATTACCAAACGGGAAATATAAATATTTCGAAAGATATAAGGACACTTACACTGAGAAGTGGAAACGGGTATCTGTAACGCTTAATAGTGGCTCAAATCGAGCAAAGAAAGAAGCTCAACGCTTACTGGATGATAAGATAGCCCAGAAAATAGAATTATCCAGCACTACTAATGTATCATTCCATAGTGCTTTTAATGAGTGGTGGGAATTTCATCAAAAACAGATTAAGTTAAGCTCAATTAAGAGCCTCGCAGCATCCGTTAAACGAATATCTGATACTATCGAGCAAGGGACAATCTTATCAAATATCAATGTCAGACTTATCCAATCCTTGCTAGACACTGGAGACTGGACAGATTCACAGAAATATCGTGCCAAGACCGTGTTAAATACATTCTTCGATTATGCTATGGATCAACAACTTATTAGCGATAATCCATCACGAAAAGCACGACTTCCAAAGAAAAAGAATAAGCTTGAGAAACAGCAAACTGCCAAGAATAAATACTTAGAACCAGACGAATACAGTCGCTTATTGAAAGAGCTCTATCGGAAAGATATAACACTGAGATACGCTCTAGCGTGTGAGTTTATGCTTTTAAACGGTTGTCGAATAGGTGAACTGGCTGGGCTGACTGTTTCAGACTACCACAAAGAGACACGTTCTTTAGATATACACACCTCTTTCAACAGATACATTCCAGAGAACGAGGGAACAAAAACAGTCGCTAGCTACCGAACCACCTATCTCACCAATCGTGAGATGGAAATCATTGATCAGATACTAGAGTTGAAAGAGTTAAGCGAAACAACCAATCCAGAGTGGTATCGTAGCGATAAAATCTTCACGACCAACACTGGCAAGCCTATTCATAGCACAATTCTAAGTGCATCGCTCCAACGGGCTAACACCAGACTGGAAACACCTATCGACAAGCATCTATCCCCTCACATCTTCAGACATACCACGATTAGCATACTGGCCGAGAACAACGTGCCACTAAAAACCATCATGGATAGGGTTGGTCATGCTGATTCGGAAGTGACTACTAACATCTATACCCATGTCACACGGAATATGAAAGACCAAGCGGTCAATGTTTTAGATAACATCATCACGAATAATCTTGCCCCTTCCTTGCCCCTCGGATAGAAAAAAAGAACCCTAGGTTAAACCTAGAGCCCTCAGAAACGTTGTTAAATCAACGTTTTATTTTTTCAAGTTGTAGAATGATTTCAAACCACGGTATTCTGCAACTTCACCAAGTTGGTCTTCGATACGAAGCAATTGGTTGTATTTAGCGATACGGTCAGTACGTGACAATGAACCTGTCTTGATTTGACCAGCGTTAGTTGCAACTGCGATATCAGCGATTGTTGAATCTTCAGTTTCACCTGAACGGTGTGATACAACGGCAGTGTAACCAGCTTCTTTCGCCATTTCGAT